CACATCACAGGGTTATATGGATTTTAGAGATTTTGGTGGTATAACTAACAACGCAGGTTCTGGTATTAATGGTGATTTACTATTAACAACTACAGGACACACTGATGGCGATCACTACACAATTATTTTAAAATTATCAAAAACATATTAACATGGCAACTTCTGGCACTAGATCTTTTGCATTAAAAGTAGATGAAATTATAGATGAGGCATTTGCACGAATAGGTGGAGAACCTCAACTTGGTAAAGAAGTTCTAAGTGCTAGAAGATCCTTAAACATAATGTTAAGAGATTGGACAAACAGAGGTGTTTTGTTATGGTCTACAGATGAACAAACAGTTTCTTTAACAGAAGGAACAGCATCTTATACTTTAGATGCAGGAACTGTAGATATTTTAGAGGCAGTTTTACAAACAACTGTATCTGGTGATACAACAGATATAAATTTAACCAGAATAAGTAGAGAAGATTATTTAGAAATACCTAATAAAACATCTAAAGGTCAACCTTCACAATACTTTTTAGATAGACAAAGGGCGGCACCAGTTATATTTTTATATCCTACACCAGATGATTCTACGGATGTTTTTAAGTTTAGAAGAAGTAAAAAAGTAGAAGATATTACAGCTTCTAATGAAGATATAGATGTGCCAGATAGATTTTACCCATGCTTAATAAGTGGTTTAGCATACTATTTAAGTTTAAAAAGACCACAAATAGAAATGAATAGAAGACAAGAATTAAAATTTATTTACGAAGAGGAGTTTGATAGGGCGGCTACTGAAGATAGAGAAAAAGTAGATCTAAGAATA